ATAACTGTTACGCTATCTTCTGCTGCTGTTAGCACTTCTGCTACTGTTTGAGCCATATTATTCTCCGTTTAATTTACTTTCTAATTCTTCGACTTTTGCCGAAAGTTCTTGTACTGCGTTTATCAATGGATAGATAAACATACTTTGTGCTACTGTTTGTACTCCTTCATCTATTTCAGCCCATCCACCAAAATCTGTAATGTTATGTTTATCTAATGCTGTTTTTACTTCTTGTGCTATAAGACCATACATTTTATCGTCATGTCTTCTTTCAGTAGCTTCAACATCATAATCAGGAAAGCTTTCAGGTACTTTGGATTTTGGTTTCCATTTAAAAGTTACTGGTCGTAAATCATTTATAAAAGCTAAACCACAGTCTGTATTATCTTGTATTTCTTCTTTATAACGCTCGTCTGATACTCTAGTCCAAGTAGCGTTTGAATCTGGAAGATTATAAATTCTATCTGAACCACCAGCAATCCCCATAGTAATAACATAGTCATCATCACCTGAATTAACTCCTATACAGCCGTTACCGATAATTATATTTTGGTTTGAAGATGAAGCATAAGCATCCGCACCATTGCCAATAATAGTGTTTCCTCCTCCATCTGTTAAAGTGTCTCCTGCTGTATATCCTATTGCTGTATTATAACTTCCTGTAATGTTTGCTACTAAAGCATTATGTCCAACTGCTGTGTTGTAAGAAGCTACAGTATTAACTGATAAAGAGTTATTTCCTATAGATACATTGTAACCACCTGTTGTATTTCCTTCTAATGCAGAAACACCCATAGCAACAAGTTGAGTTCCTGTAGTGTTGGTAGTCAAACTAGCTGCACCTACTGCTGTATTAGAAGATGCTGTTGTATTTGCATCTAAAGCACCGTGACCTACAGCAGTAACATTACTACCAGTAGTGTTTGCTGCCAAAGCACTTTTACCAAGACCTGTATTTTGATTTCCAGTTGTATTAGCTGATAGTGCCGAAGTACCTACTGCAACAGAATTATCGCCTGTTGTATTAGTACTCATAGAAGCTAAACCAATAGATGTGTTATTAGCACCTGTGGTATTTAAGTTAAGTGCTGCATAACCCACAGCTACATTTTGACTAGCTGTTGTTGCTGTTTGTAAAGCAAAACTACCTACTGCGGTGTTATAACCTCCAGTAGTATTATCATTCATAGCATGATAACCCAATCCAGTATTATATACTCCTGTGGTGTTAGCAGTTAAAGCAGCAGTTCCAAGTGCAATATTTTGAGCGCCTGTGGTGTTGCCAGCTAAAGCATTTGAGCCTACAGCAGTATTTGCAGCACCCGTTGTATTAGCATATAAAGCACTAAAACCAATTGCTGTAAGGCTTGCTGCTGTGGTGTTAGAGCGTAAAGTTGCTTTTCCTACAGCTACGTTATTTGCCCCTGTAGTATTAGTCAATAAAGCTTCATATCCAATAGCAACACTATCACCCGCTGTAGTGTTTGCTCCTAAAGCATAATTACCAATAGCTGTGTTATTAGTTCCAGTTGTATTGGCATCTAGCGTTAAATAGCCCATACCTACATTGTGATTACCAGTTGTTATAGTACTCATAACTCCTGTGCCAACACCTGTGTTAAAACTAGCAGTAGTTAATGCCCCTAAAGCATTTATACCCATACCTACGTTATAGCTACCTGTTGTACAGGCATCTAAAGCATTTGGACCGACTGCTACGTTTTCTGTACCTGTAGTTATAGCATATCCCGCATTGTACCCAACAGCTACATTATATGTATCAGCATTTGAAGATGGATTCATTAAGGCTAATGCTTGATAACCAACTGCAACGTTTCTGTCTCCAACTGTGTTTGCTTGTAAAGACTTTTGACCTACAGCTACGTTTGTATTACCTGTAGTATTTGCCCTTAAAGCATCTACACCAATCGCAACACTATTACCACCAGTTGTTGACAAGCGTAATGCATCATGTCCAATTGCTACGTTGTCACTAGCAGTCGTAGAAGTTAGTAAAGCATTTTGTCCTACTGCTGTGTTTTGTGTTGCTGTTGTGTTGTTAGCTAAAGCGTTTTCACCTAGAGCTACGTTATTTGTTCCTGTTGTATTGTCTTGTAAAGCACTTACACCAACTGCTGTGTTTGCTGCACCTGTAGTGTTTGCTGTTAAAGAATTATAGCCAACTGCTGTATTGTTAGATGCGGTTGTGTTTGCAAATAAAGCTGCATGTCCAACTGCTGTATTGTTAGCTCCTGTGGTGCTAGCTTGTAAGGTTTGTTGCCCTATTGCTACGTTAAAACTAGCAGTGGTGTTAGATAATAAAGAGTTTACACCCAGACCTACGTTAGAAGCACCTGTGGTGTTTGCTGTTAAAGACTGATAGCCCACTGCTGTGTTATTAGTTGCTGTGGTGTTTGCTTTTAAGGCACTCCAACCTACTGCTACGTTGTTATCACCGCTAGTTAAAGCTTCAAAAACATCTACACCTACACCTATATTTTTATTAGCAGCATCTATAGTACCTGTGGTTGTATCTCCAATCATAAAAGAGGATGTGCCAAAGGTTTTACTGGTTATGCCATTATAACTGGCTGCTGTAGAAGCTCCTGTTGTGGCTAAATCTCCACCAATAGAAACATCATCTGTAACTGTTAAATCGTCTTGTACTTTTAAATCTACTGTAGAAAGACTAGCAAAAGCATCAACTACTGCTGCACCTGAACCAGCACCATCAAGATAAACTGCTTTTACATCTCCTGGAGGTATAGTTATATTTGCTCCAGAACCTTGTGAAATTATTATGTTTTGAGAACCACTTGTTCCGTTCTCTATAAATTGCATCCTATTGATTGTGTTAGGTGCAATCGTAATTGTACAAGCTGAATCTAATGTGCCTGTATATTTAACATACATCGCCCTTACTGGGTCTGTAGCTCCATCTGCTACTGTAGATGTATGCGTATCTGCGTTAGTGGTTATTGCTTCTGTACCAAAACCTAGAGCCTCGCCAATCAGCTCTAAGTTAGTATTTGTTGTTGTACCCCAAGTTCCTGACGCATCACCTGTCGCCATTTCGTTGAGTCTAAGATCATTTACGTATGTGCTTGCCATAATTTAAGTCTCCGCTTTGATTATATTACCTTTTTGTTGCATAGTTAAGCAACTTCTTCCCACCCTGGATTTTGTGAATCCGACACCGAACTCCAGGTTGGATCTTGTGTATCAGTAACGCCTGTCCAACTTGGATCTTGTGTATCATCTACAGGGCCCCAAACAAGTATTTGACTGATTGCTCCTGTAGCTTCTACACCTGTTAAAGACACAATTCCTTGTGCATTTATTACTACTGTTCCGACGGCTCCTGTAGCTGCAAGTCCTGTAATGCTTACATTGTTTACAGTGAAAATACTTAAACTTGATATTGCTCCTGTAGCCGCAACACCTGTTGGGAATACGTTGGCATCACACGTTACAGTTTCATCGCCTAAGGATATTGTAGAAGCAGCACCTGAAACACCTGTTATTGCAGCTCCTGCGGTTATTACATTACCTAAAGCTGTTGTTCCTACTACTCCTGTTTCTGTAACATTGGCATCCGCTCGTGTACTTAATGAACCTAGTCCACTTGTTGCTGCTAAACCTGTTAAAGAAGCTTCCCCCTGTCCCGACGCAGACACACCCGCTAATGAAGTGGTTGCTGATAGTCCTGTTACAGACGTATTAGCGTCAGCAGTTACACTTTCTGAACCTAGAGCTGTAGTCCCTACAACTCCTGTTTCAGTTACAATTGCAGTACCAGTAGCTGTAAGAGATCCAACCGAACCTGTACAAGTAACACCTGTTTCAGCTACGTTTGCGTCACAAGATACTGTTTCTGTACCTAACGCAGAAGTCCCTGCAACACCTGTAAGGGTTACAGTTACATTTACTATAGCGGGCTGACCCCAGGGACCTTGCCCCCAGCCAGCTCGACCCCAACCTGCCATTTAAGGGTTACGCTATTCTTATTACTGCGTTACTTGCGTCAGCTGCTGGGAATTGAATTGTAAAACTTCCAGCAGTAGATGTTTTATCTCCGCCAAAATCAAACACAGCTACAGCAGGATCACCTGATGCAGTGTCATTGTAAATCATACAACCTCTTGCAGTTACAGTAGCAGTACCGAAAGTTAAATCTGCAAAATCAGTAAACGCTGTTGTTCCTGAAGATGTTGGATTAACATTGGTTAACGCTGCTCCGCCCGCAGTGTAATTTGTTCCTGATGCTTCTTGGCTTGTGCTGTAAGCTGTAGTAGCCGCAGTCATAGTTGCAGAACTTGTATATAACGCTAGTTTAAAACTATTACCACCTGAAGCAAGAAAGTTATGTTTTGCCTCCAACAGTTCTTTTTTAAAGCTAGTGCACATTGCTTGTGTTATCGCCATTATAGTCTCCTAATAATATTTGCTAGGTCATGTTGACCTTGTTTTTCTAACTCATTACATATTGTACAAACGTGGTTTTTAACAGCCTCGTGCATATAATAAATAACAACCTTTTTGCATGCCTCTCTAAAAGCATGTGCTTGTGCCCTAATGGGTGCAGGGGCTTCGTCGCTAATAGAGACTAATCTTTTAGTCGCCATTTCTGCAACTTCTTCTACAGTGTGCCCTCTGTTATTCGTTGTAGTAACGCTAAGATTACCAACTTCTGTTTCTGAATCAAGTGAAAACATTAATACTCCTCTGGTTCTGGTGGTAAATCATTTCTGTCTATCATACCTATAAATTGTTTTTCTTGTTTTATTATATCAGACCATTTACATACACTCATCTTACCTTTGTCCATGTAAGTAATAACAGGATCTTCTAGCCTGTGGTAACCGTATAATTTTTCTTTTGTAGGAACGTCTGTCTCAAGTAAATTAGATCTTGGTGCAATAGAAACTTCTATATTATTTTCCATACATTTAGCCAACCAAAACTCACAACAAGCTTTACCTGACTCAGCAAAATGCATATTTGTTTTATAAGTAAAATCTACGCCAAACACGGTTAAATGACTTACTTGATTCCACAACGCAAAAGCTATGGCATAAGCAACTGTGTTATTAAAATAAGCGCATCCTAAATCTCCTATTAAAGGCCCTAACGGGAACTCCTCAGCAGCAGGTACGCGTTTATCTAATTCACAGGTGTATATTGGGTATTTTATTTGTGGCAGATACTTCCGCATTATTTCAGTCATGTTTCCTGCATCTTCGGTATTCAGAAACCTCGACATTGGATCAAGAATAAAAGCTCTGTCTACTTCAGGTAAAACACTAACCATGGCGTTTATAGCCCAAACTTCATCAAAAGCTAAACTATGTGTCCTGGACAAATGATAATCTAATTGACTTTGACCCATTGCTACAAGCGCAATGTTTTTACCTTTTAACTGTGGAAGTGGTTCTTCCAGCATTAGGTGGTAGGAATACGAACTTGGTCGTACCTATACTGACTCTGTGTTCCTGCTCCTTCTGCAGTGTTTTTTAATCTAGCTAGTGCATTTTCAAATCTTTGGTCGTATGTAGCTATTTCTGCGGGATCCATTTTTAAAAATATAGCTGCTTCTGCTAAACAGGCATAAAGTAAGGCTATAGGTGCATTAGTAGATAACCAAGTTGATCCACTATCTCCAGCTGCAGTTAACGATGCAGGTCTATAAAAATAATGCAGCTCAAATGTGTAGTTGCTGTCAGGGGTAGGAGCAATAATAAAACTATCACTATCAAACTCTGCATAATACTTTGGTCTACCTGTAACAGAACCTGTTGTTGCAGGTTTGTAAGACCTCATAAAACTAACTTGTTTTAAATTTAAAAAATAATACGTGTTACTGTCTATAACAGATAAACTAAAGGGAGCTAAAAAATCTGTAGGCATTCCTAAATAAGGAGTCCCTGATGTAGCTGTTCCAGTTACATTCTTTTTAAAATTATCTAGCCAAACACCTTTTAATATTCTTTCCTCACCTTGTTCAATAATAGTATTTAAGGTGTTAACAAACGTAGTCTCAGAACTATCTACATAATTCTGTATTGTTGTTTTTAATTCGCTGTATGTAAATCCTGCCATCGTTAGGTATTTATTTGTCCACCCATACCTGAGTGGTTAGTACAGTAATAGTAAAGTGTTGGAGCACCTGATGCAACTTCTATCTGGGTGTACGCACCAGAGCTTCCTGGTGTTCCAGAAGTGGTTACTCCAGTCGTATATTCTGATCCTCCTGCATGCGTTCCATTTGCTGTTGTTGAGAATCTTAATGGATGAGTGCCATTAGTGCTATCAGATTGATCAAATCTGTATATCTGGCCTTCTGTTAAACTTAAAGTAGGACTAACAGATCCGTCTATGTAGAATTTGTTGCCTGTTCCATACGAGTTAGTTCCCGAAGCTACTGTTACTGTGTAGCTAGTAAACGAAGCTGCTGCTCCTGCTGCTGTTACGGAGCCTACGTTTCCTGTTCCAGTTAAGCCTGAGACTGTGCTTGAAGCATCTGGAACTTCTACTGTTGTTGAGTTTACAGTAGCTGTTCCCGCAACACCTGTAATAGTAGGAACAAAAGCAGTGCCAGCTGTTGCACTATCTCCTCCGCCCGTAATGTCACCTGTGGTAGCTGTTCCTGTAGAAGTAAAGTTATACTCATTAGCATCTACTACTGTTATTGTATATCCATCTGAAGATTCAAGAACAACAGTAGAAACACCGTCTACAGCCTCTGTATCTCTAAACCGTACCGTGTCTCCTGTGCTTCTGCTATGTTTAAATTCTGTAACAGATATTACTGTATTTGCTCCAACAGCTCCTGTTCTAAACGGGTTAAGAGGCAATAAAGTTTGTTCTGGTCCTACCGTACATTCAACTCCTCCACCTCTGGTTCCTGTTATTGCTGTGCCAGACAATGCTGTAAACGTGTATGTATTATTATAATAATTAAGTATATCGGTAGTGGGATTAGCTGTAACAGTAATCGAGTATCCATCAGGGTCATTAATAATATTACTTGTAAATCCATCAAACGCATCTACATTCCTAAACCTAACTGTATCGCCTGTGCTTCTGCCATGGTTATCTTCAAACACTGTTATTTCTGCGCTGCCTTGCACAGTTAAAAATGGATTATTAGTTAGAAGAACTTGAGATACTGGTTCTGTCCTATCTGGTCTTGGGTTCAATAATGCTTGAGGATCTGCTCCAACAGGGGGAGCTTCTAGTTGTGGTTGTTTAGGATCAAAACATTCTGGGCAAGTTTTAAATCCGTCCCATTGTTCTTGCAGCTGATGTAAGCGATACCTTTGCCCACAAGTATCACAAATTCCATAAGCTCGTTTACCTGATGCAAATGCCATATCATATTATAAGTCTAGGAGGTAAGAATTTAGAGCTTACCGAATCTATATCTTCGCTTGCTGCTCTGTCCCATTCTTCGTCATAAACTGATTTTAAAAGTTGTATTCTATCTGGGGCTCTTTTCATAGCTATGTAATATGCAAGGCCTGCTGTCATACATGGAAGAAATCTAAATACCGTTTCCATATTATTTGTGTAGTCGCCTACGTCTTGCATTCTTGTTAAAGCATAATATTTAATTACGTCAGTAGAGTTTTCTGGAGTTGGATATAAATATAGTTTTGGTGTTATGTGTCTTTCTAAAAAGAATTGAGTAGGCCTAGCTTGATCTGTTTTGTTAGGGGTATAGAGGTAGTCAGACCTACTCAGTCTAGACATTTGGAAATCTGTATTATCGCGAGATATAACTGCAGAAGTAATATCTACAATATCTGTTCCAAGACTCACTTCGTTTGTGCCTTGTGTAACAGTAAAACTGTGCTCAGCTATAAGCCATTGATTTAAGCCTCTATTAGCCCATTCCGCTATCATTAGATTAAGAGAACGCCTTGCTGTTTCTAAATCATATCCTGTGCGCAACTCTAAGCCGCATCTTTCGTATGCTTCTTCTATAAGTTCATCAACACTAAGATTAAATGAAGTTGTTCCTGACGTTGCCATTATTCTTGCTCCTCTGCGTATAGATTATCAAATATTCTATTAACATCCAACGTATAATCTAAATCAGACTTTGAATAATGTATATGAGCAGATGGTTTAAAATCAGGTGCACCTGTTCCAGTTTCGAACCAAGCTGGGTGTGTAACCCTAACTCTGTTATTAGGTAGTGCAACTATATTGCCTGTCCAAGGCCCAGCGTCTAGAAGTTCCATAACATGACTTTGTTTGTGTTGTGCAGGATCGTCCGCAATTTCATTCTCTGCATAATCAACAGTGAATAAATATTTAGCTGGATACATTTCTCCACCTATCTTAGCTAACCAAGGACATGGTGTAGCTCTATCAATTACATAAACTGCATGATTGTGAGAAGAACAATCCCAAGGCTGAGCATCGTGAACAGCCATTGGTTCTGGCCATTCAACAAATGGAGTATCTCCTACTAACGCAGTAATTGGCATTCTTGCCCACATTGCGCCACCATAAACGTTTTCCATTTCTTGTTCTTCTTGCTCCTCAGAAAGGACACCAGTAAAAATAATTTGAAAACTAAGACATCGGCAAGGCATTGTAGTTACACCAACCACCATGGCATGTAAAAACTCGCCATGGTATTTTTCGTGGTTGTGGGTGTACTCTCGTCTCACCCAACACTTGAAGTGAGGTATATTACTTTGTAAATAAGCCACTACTTATTGTGCCTTATACCTTTCCGCCTTTTTTCATCCCTTTTGTTTTCATGCCAACTTTGCCACCCATCTTGTAGCCTTTAGTTTTCATGCCAACTTTACCGCCCATTCTGTAGCCTTTAGTTTTCATGACACCGCCAGCTCTCATGCCTTTGGTTTTCATTTTGCCACCTTGAGCATAACCTTTAGTCTTTTTAAACATATCTAATCCTTAATTATAGTATGCAACAAAAAAGTCGCAGTTAGTCAAAGCCACATAAGCACCTTCTGTAAAACGACAACCCATGCCTGGTATGTAGTGATCGAAAGATTCGTTCGCTGCAGATCCAAACTTAAATTGAGCTATGATTCTAGTCCCACTAGCACTAGATCCATCATATATGATGATCTGTGCATCAGCAGCACTAGCTTGAGCTTGTACAGATTGTATTCTTAGTGAGCCTAAATTAGTAGCAGTTCCAGCTCCAGAAGCTCCAATAAAACCTTGAAGTCTTCCTGAGCTCGTTAAAGGAACGGATGCTTTTACATCTGAACTCATATTAGTCTCCTATTAAGCGTCAGCAAATGGTGTTACTAAAGTTCCTGAACCTAAGATAATACCTTCAACTGCATATTTTGCAGAAGCCATTGCAGTAACTTTTACGATACTACCAGCTAGTCCACCTTTAGTTGATCCATTCATAGTGATTACATCATTAGAAGCACCAGATATAAATGTTTTACCTGTAGCGTTAGTTACGCCAGTGTAAAGGCCACCTACAAACTTATCTGTTCCATCCGTTAATATATCCATATCAGTAGCAGCTGTTTCTACAATAAAGTAGAAAGTTGCACCTATGTTATTAAGTTGGTTTGGATCAGTAGAGTCACTTGGAGTAGTTGCTACAATTGAAGGTAAAGTAAATTTACCATCCGCATCGTTAGTAGTTAATACTTTACCTGCGTGTGCAGCTACTGTAAGCGAAGTGTCAGCCGTTAAGCTAACAAACGATGTACTACCTGCTGATATAAATCCAGCCAATGATCTGACTGGTCCTGAAAATGTTGATTTAGCCATGTTTTCCTCCTAACTAAATGTGTTACACCATCTTGGAGTAAGTCTGCCGAGCCAGTTGGTATAACAAATTATCTCGGTATGAGATTATCGTAT